AGAAACTGTTTTTTGCATAAAATTTTCTACTTCTGCAGGTGGAATGTTTCCTACGTTGATGTAAAATACTCGCTTTTCAGGCGCTCTTACTATACGATGTATAAGCATGGCGTCTTCCATTAAAACGTATTGTTTAAACAATTTACGTGCTGGTTCTATATAAGATCTACCGTAAGGTAAGAAGTTAGTGTCAGTAAGTAATCTAAAATGTGCTACCTCGTAATTATCAAATATAATAGAATTTTGATTTACATCATTAGCATTTGGAACATTGTAATAACCATAACCACCTGCTGAAATACCATTTGGATCAAATGCATATTGTATGTCAGATGGATTATCTGGATCTTGTCCTTCTAGTCTTTCAATGTGAAATGCATTGTAAGGTATAACATTATACACACCAAATTTTTCTGATATTTCTAGTTTAAGGAAAAAATCTCCATATTTACACATATTTCTAACCCAAGGCCATAGGTTAAATTCTATGTTTAATACATCATAAAATAAATTGTATAATATTTTTTGAATATTTTCATCAGATGAACGTATAGATAATACTTCACCCATATCATTTTTAAGTGTACTTTCATCTGCTATAATATCAAGTGCAGAAGCTATAATAGCATCTGTGTCCATTGAATCATATTCAGAATATAGTTGTGGTCTTAATGTTTGGTAGTTAAAATTACTTTGATAACCATATAGTGAAGTAGGTGATGTTGAATATAACCTATTAAATCTATCTACTAGTGAATTATTTTCATATTCTCCAGATTGTTGGATTTTGTTTATATCCATAACCTTAAGCTGGTTACCGCCTTCATTTCTGATTACTACGTCTGTTGCGAATAATCTTTTAAGTCTCGAAAATAATCTAGTATCTGCCATTGTGTGTATATCGTATAAATATTATAAAAGCCAGCTAATGTCCTCTTCTCCACCAGAATATGGGTTATCTATTCTGTATGGGTTTTTGTCTTTAGCTGGTCGGTATGCTCCTATATGTGATGGTTTATTTGTCACTATATTATTTAGCATACTTTTTGTTAATTCTGCTCCTTGCTGCTTGTATTTAAATGCTGTATCTCTCATGTACATTGCTATACCAAATGACATTACTAAATCGTCATTGTAACCTTGTTGTGCTTCTGGTCTACCATTTTTCCAAACAAATGTTTTCATTTCTTCTATTAATCTTTTAGATTGTATGGTTACACCTTTGTCACCTAAGTATTCTTGAAATTTACTTATTAACATTGGTCGTGTTCTAGATGAATTTGTAAAACCAGGTACCATTTTTGATGTATCCATATACCTGTCAAAGTACGAATCAGCTCTTACTTCTCCACTCTTAGGTGAATAGTATAAATTAGTATAACCTCTATCTATTATTGTTTGGATTGTTGACCATCCTATACTTGCGTTTTCAGGTACTAATAGTGCTTCATTATATTCGGTAGCTATGCCCACTAATAAATGCCCAAATTCTTTTGTACCTAATTGTCCTTTATATTCTGCTACTTGAGTATTATTTTCAATGTCTATGATGTGAAATGCTGAGTAGTCTTTTCCGTCTCCTCTAGCGATGTCAGCCACAACCATATACGTTCTCGAATAATCACAAGGCTCCCATACCCATAAATTTCTGTCAGCGCCACGACGTTCAAGAGGATCTTTAATGTAAGTTTTTTCATAAAATTCTATATATTCAGGGTAAAATACAACATCACCTGATGTTGAAAAATCACAGTCACATTCTTGTGCTGCCATTCTAGGATCACCTAGTAATTCATCTTGCCTATCTCTCCATGCTTGGTCTCTTTCTGGGTGTACAAACCATGGTAATCTTATAGGTAAAAAATCATTGGCTTTTTCTTCTGCTCTAATCCATGTTTGGTGAAACCAATTTCCAGTACCATAAGGAGTACTTAATGCTATACATCCACCTCCAGTTGCTAGTGTTTGTTGTGCTGAAGCCCATATTTCACCTATGTTTTCAATGAATGCTGCCTCATCTATTAATAGTAAAGATACTGCTTCTGATCTACCTGCATCTGATGCTGCTGAAGTTGCTTTGATTTGGGATCCATTTGCTAACCGTAGTGTTAATTTATTGTTTTCTTCTGCTGATACTTTAAGCCATGAAGGTAAATTTTCATACATAAATTTAACCTTTGTAACCATGTTTTTAGCTGTATCTTGTTTTGTAGCTATACAAAGTATGTTTTTATCCTTATTAAATATCATCATCCATAATGAAAAACCTGCTGTTAGAGTAGATATACCTAATTGTCTAGATTTTAAAATAATAGAATAAGGATTGTCTTGAAATAAAGATAGTACTTTTTCTTGGAACGGGTATAATGAAAACTGAATTCTACCTCTTTGAGGATGTTGTATAAAACAGTATTTTTTCATAAAATGTATAGGGTCACTAGCACATTTTAAATATTCTTGTCTTATTACTTTTTTGATGTCACTCATTCAATTGTAGGATCTATGCCTAATGGAACGGTAATTTTAGGTTTTTTAAGCTTGGGCATTTTTACTTTCCAGCTCATTTTGAATGTTAAAATTGGTTCAAAATTTTGATTTATACCTAATCCTACCCCATATATTCGTTCTTTTTTATTTCGTAACATTAATTCACTACCTAAATAGCTTAGTTGTTGTTTATCTCCTCCTAAACCAAAGCCAATATACAATTCTCTTTTATTAACCTCACGTTCTGTTGAAATTATTGTTGTAGGGTATATTATGCTGTAATTTATACCTCTAGATAATATTCTATTTTGCGATATTGTATCGTTTATAATAAATGTAACACTGTCTTTTTTTAGTGTATCAGTGTAAGCATAGGTTGAAAAATAATCTTCTAAAATAGATAATGTGTCTACAGGAATTGTATCATGTACTTCTACTGTATCATGTACAGTTTTAGTTTTCCATTTAATTTTAGTTCGGTATTCTGGAATGTAGGTTTCTACTTTTTCAACAATAGTATCATATTTAGTTTCTACTTTTACTATTGTTACAGGTTCTGTAGGTGAACCTTTGCTTTCTCCTTTACACTCTCTAAGTAAAAATATAACTATTATTAACCCTATTATGATTAGGGATTGAAAGTTTTTAAATAGACTTTTCAAGTTTTTTCTTTTCAGCTGTCATTGCTTTCAGCTCATCTTTAATTTTTTCTTTAGCTTCACCCTCTGCAGCTTTAAAGTCTTTAGCTTTATCCTTCATTTTTTTAACTAACTTTTGAAGTTTGTTTGCTGCTGAAGCTACTGAATCTTTTTTCTTTAAATCTGCTGATGTTGGTTCTTCATCTTCTTCTCTTATATCAGAAAATGTTACACTTTTATTCATCATAGCTACTAAAATTTCTTCTATAGCTTGAGCTAAATCATCTCCATCAATATTGCCACTTTGATACTGATTAATGTGGAACATTATTTCATCAGGATCAACAACAACCCCTTTTTTACCTTCGTTTAAATTTTCCTCATCTTCTTTTTTACCTATAGCAGCTAATTTTCTAAGAGGTTTTTCTTTAGCACCCGTTCTCATTAAATGTTGGATTCGGTTTTCTCTTTCTTCATCAGACATACCTTCTAAAATTACAGATGTAATTTCTGCTTTGATTGCTTCTTTTAATTCAGATCTTTTCATTGTAAAGTATTTGTTATACATATTGTGGAGAAAGTGTCTCTTGTATAACTTTGATACGTTCTTCTGTAGTACCTTTGATTTCAATTAAATTTTTAATTCTAGTACCATATTTGTTTGTAAAATATTTTATAGTTTCATCAATAGTAGTTCTGTATTTGGAATCTGTTTCTCTAACACCATTGTCTTCTATGTCTACTCCTTCAGGTGAAACATAAAATATGTAATCGTATTCGTGTAACATACAATATGCTAGATGTATAAATTTATCTTTTTCTAAGTAATTCATTGAATTTGAACATTGAGCAAATGCCATAACATCTATAATGGTTCTATCTGTTATAATGTTTTCTTGCATTAATTCAGCTGCTCGTTCAGATAAAAATACAGTTTGACCTTTTAAGGTTGAATCTGTATTTAAGGGAATACCCATTGACATTAGGTGTTTGGAGCGTTCTACTCTAAATGTGTAGTCTTTAAATTCAGGTAAGTCTTTTAACGCTTTGACTAGTGTAGTTTTACCTACA